ATGCGGTATTTGGATTGACGTATCAGCTAAAAAACAAAGGACTTCAGACTCAAAATGGTGATTATTCAGCAAGCGTATCCCGATCAGATGTAGCCTTTGGGATGGAACACTATGCACAAAAGGCTAGTTTTTTTGAACAACGTCTAATCAGATGGCTATTAGCTAACAGAAATCTGTTCCCGATATTCATATCCACTACCAACATGGATACTGATCTAAGACCAATGTTTAACCATTGCTCATGCATCAATCAATATCAAACAACTTGCACAGGTATGTGTGGTAACCTAAGAGAAAACGGATACAACAACAGCATCCTGATACTATAATGGAGTCACAGTTCTATATATTGCTTAAGACAATGCAGGCTAACTGGATTAAATTGTTAGCTACTATAAGTGCATTCTTAATGCCAATATCAGGACTGCTATTTTTGGTGGGGTTTGTTATCGTACTTGATACTATCACAGGTGTATGGAAGTCAATAAAGAACAAAACAAAGATAACTAGCAGGGGCCTCAGTGCAATCATTAGCAAGATGCTACTTTATGAGGTAACGGTTATCCTGTTCTATATGATAGATCACTTTATCCTTAACAATATCATACTTCAGTTCTTTTCAGTACAGCTGTTACTCACTAAGGTACTTGCACTCATCCTGGTTAGCATTGAAGTCATGAGCATTAACGAGAACTACAAAGCAGTAAAAGGGCTTGACCTATGGCAGGCTATGAAAAATCTTTTTGCTAGAGCTAAGGATATAAAAAAAGAGGTAGATGAAATTAGACACAACCAAGATATTACAGGAACGCCTATCTAATGCACAGTACTTCCATGAGGAGTCTGAAAAAACACAGATCTATTTACACCATACAGCAGGCAACGGGAACCCAGTAGCTGTGTCACGTTGGTGGAACAGCAACTCAGATAGAATAGCTACTGCATTTGTGGTAGGTGAGAAGGGAACCATTGTACAGTGCTTCAGCTCCAGGCACTGGGCTTATCACCTGGGCATAGATAGTCAAGATTTCTCAGTGCATGGACTCAAGTATCAAAATTTAAACAAGCTATCAGTAGGTATTGAGGTGTGCAATTGGGGTCCATTAAAGCTAAGAGATGGAAAGTACTACAACTATGTCAAGAGTATTGTTGACCCATCCATGGTAACTACATTAGATGCACCATACAAGGGTAACATTCACTGGTATAAATATACGGATGCACAAATCGAAAGCACTCGACAGTTAGTGGAATACCTGTGTGAGACCTATGACATTCCCAAGGCTTACCGGTCAGAGATATTCAGCATTGATAAGGAAGCATTCAAAGGCACTCCTGGTATTTATACACATAACAGTGTTAGAAAAGACAAGGCAGATATTTACCCATGTCCTCGTATGATTAAGATGCTAGAAAACCTATGAGATATTTGATACCTATACTGATACTCTTTGTATCCTGCTCAGCTCCAAAGCGTGCTCAATGGCACTACAAAAAAGCGTTAAAAAATGGGTTGAAGGTAGTGCAGGATAGTGATACTATCCGGATAACTACTATTGATAGCATTCCAGTGATCATGAATGATACTATCGTATGGCAGAAGTATATCACAACCAAGGATACTATCATTAAGTATAACAACATCTATGTGCCAAAGACTAGATGGCAAACACGAATAGAATATAAAGAAAGGGTCAAGACATTAAAGATTAAAGGTGATACACAATGGAAAACTGCCAAGGCAAAGCAGGTAGTAAAGTATAGATGGGCGTGGTGGCCTATTGTTATTTCGTTCTTTATTGGTATCTTGCTTCGGTTTTTAATACAAAGAGGGCTACTAGATAGGATAGCTCTACTATTTAAGCTATGAGAAAACGACTATTTTACGACATTGAAACATCTTTTAATGTCGGTGTGTTCTGGAGGACAGGATACAACTTAACAATTAACCCAGGTGATATCATTCATGAACGTGCGATCATCTGCATCTGTTATAAATGGGAAGGTGAAGATGAAATTCACAGCCTAACATGGTCCAAAAATCAGAGTGATAAGCAAATGATTGAGAAATTTGTCAAAGTTCTAACTGAGGCGGATGAAATAGTAGCTCACAATGGTGATAGGTTTGACTTAAAATGGATACGAACAAGGGCTTTATTTCATGGGATTAGTGTTATGCCATCACCGAAGACCATAGACACTCTTAAATGGGCTAAAAAGTACTTTAATTTTAATAGCAACAAGCTTGACTACATAGCTAAGCTGCTTAAGGTAGGTGCCAAGATGGAAACAGGAGGGTTAGATCTATGGAAAGACATCGTATTTAGAAAGGACCAGGATGCACTAGATAAGATGGTGGCCTATTGTAAGATGGATGTTGAAGTACTTGAGTCAGTATTCAATAAACTAAACAGCTATACCCTTGCAAATCACAACTATGCAGTGCAGCATGGAGGTGATAAGTACGAATGTGCCGAATGTGGAGGTACTAATCACAGGTATAATAAGAAAGTAGTCACTGCTTCGGGTACTGTGCACCATTGGTTGCATTGTAGAGATTGTAAAAAACACAATAAAGTAAATCATCTAGTATTTACTAAGTACCAAGAGTACCTATATACCCGTAAGAAAAATATTTCTTAAGCTTATAGCCTTATTTTTACTGAGATTATTCAGCTTATACGCTGCATTCCTTATTTAGAATGATTATAAATTGTGGAAAATTATGCAAAATTGTTTGCATATATGAAACTATTTGTATCTTTGTCAGGTATTAACAAACAAAAACTTAAAAAAATGAAAACACTAGAACAGCTTAATCAAATGATTTGTGACTTCATGAATATTAAAATTGAAGATTACAATAATATGACTATTTCAGAACAAAAGAAAGTAGGTCAAAAATACATGAAATTGAAATTTAATTTAAACACTAGAAATAAATAAGCTATGAACCAGGAAGAAATGATTAAAGATTATGAGCAGGAACTTAGAGCTGCTTACGAAGAAATGAGAGATGCATTTGGTGCATCTGATTCAGCTACTCAAAATGCATTCAGAGAGTGGTTAATTATGGATGAATTATTAAACCGTTTAAACTTACAAGATGAAGAATAAAATACTAAACGACATTTTTTCTGCCCTGTTTGTGGCAGTGTTCCCTATCCTATTGTATAACCTTTTAATTTTTTTAATATGCTAGTAACAGAAGTAACAAACGACACAGCCTACTTTGAAAGAGCATTCATGCATGGAAGCTGTACCTATGTCATCAGAGATCTACATGGAGATTGGTATATCGAGCTGAATGACTTTAATGCCTTAGAGCATCCTGGAGATATAGAGCTTGACTATGAGCTAACCGATGAGGAGAAAGCTGATGTACAGTATCAGATAGAATTACATATTAGTGAGAATAATATCATAGAAGAGTTAACAGATCCTGCTAACTACTATGATGAAGATGAATGGAGGTACCTATGATTATCGGTAGAGATTTATACAGCATGGCTGAATGGTGGATCAGGCAGTCAATGGCAGGAGATAAGGGGGGCTCCTTTAACATCCCCCATTATATTGAATACTTAAAAGCTAGAAACTCATGTTTAGATTATTGTACTACTACGAAAGCAGGCTTGCAGAAGCTTACACTTTCCCCACCGAAGCCCTGTGCAAATGGAAAATTAACCAATTCAGGACAGCAGGAACTCACATTTACGGACACTTTGTGATTGAGAAGATATGAAGATGCCACAACTTAAAAGATGTTATATCATTGTAGAGATGCTAAATGATATGAAGATTCACACCCATAAAGAGATCAGAGAAAAAGTCAATGATAAGATGGGGCAAAACTACTGCAAGAGTCAAATTGAAAAAGACTTGAGCTGGATAAAATGGAACCTAGACCTAGATGAGTATTACTCATCAGGCTTTGGTATTAGATTGTATGAGCCTCTTGACTTTTGGAAGGCATTAAAAAACTATTTAGAGGTATGAATCAGCACAAAATATACAGGGTTCTTAGACTCTTGCAGCTCCTACAGGAAAAGCCGAGAACAGTGATGGCAATATCCAGGTATTTAGGCACTAGTGAGAGAACAGTTTACAGATACTTTAAGCTATTTGAAAAGCTAGAGTACACTGTAAAACGAGATATTTATTACAAGTATTATATTGAGAAATTATGAATGAGGAACTATTTGAACTGAGCAAAGTGCTTAACCAGGATATCATTGATATCATTAAAACGTACAAATTAGATAGCTCCAGTAGGAAGCAGGACCTAGTTAGCAAGAGATACTACCTTTACAACTACATGAGTAAGCACAGGCACATGACTACTACCATGATAGGAAGGTACTTCAATAGAGATCATAGTACTGTAGTTCATGGGATATATGAACATGAGTATTGGTATAAGAATAAGGATGCTAATTACCTTAAGTTTATCCATCCGGTACCTGAACTCATCCGAGCTAAGAGGTCAGATATAAATATCTTTGATGTGGATGTCATGCCACTGGATGATGAGGAAGCCAGGATAACTATCACCGGTAACTTTTCCCCAAAGTTATTAAGAAACTTCCAAGAACAGATGACTAAAGAGGAATTATGTACTACATTTGAGCTATCATAATTTTTTAAGGGTTATACACAGAGGAGGGGCTTCGGCTCCTCTTTTTTTGTCTAATCCATGACGCTGTGTCAATTATCTATATATACCACTATGTAATTTTACACTATGCACACTCTAAAATTTTTGTTTTTTTATCGTCATATCGTCATGAAATCGATGAAACATAAGCCTGCATTGGTTTATATCCATGACGCAAAACTTTTTTTATCGTCATTTATTGTCTATTCACTGTCATTTATTATATTTGTCCGCTATGTATAACCCAACAATATCAGTATTCAGGTCCCTTTACAATTCTAAAGAGACTCCATTCAAGCTCACAGCTATAGAAGTATTCAACAGGATTAAGAATGGTAATCCCGATGTAATTAACAAAATTAACCTCATCCGAGATGGTGAAAGTGAGCACAAAAATAAGCTCATGGCGATCATGTTTAATGGGACCTTTAATGAACGCAAGGATGACGGCTTAATTGAGCACAGTGGTTTATGTATCCTGGACTTTGATAAGTATCCGGATACCAAGACCATGAATAAGGATAGAAAAAAGCTCAAGGAATGTCCGTATGTGTATATGATGTTTACTTCACCGAGTGGTAATGGACTCAAAGCAGTCATTAGAATACCACAAAGTGACAAGTATGAGCATAAACGCAGGTTTGGTTCCTTTGCTGAATACTTCCAAAGTGAGTATTTTGATTCAGCCAATAGCAATATCTCAAGGGTTTGCTTTGAAAGCTATGACCCTGATGCATATCTCAATGAATTTGCGGATGAGTATACCGATATCCTGGAGGATAAGGGCTACACTGTTAGTGAGAAAGCCCCAGTGCTTCCATTAACGAATGAGGATAAGATCATTGAGCTCATTATGAAGTTCAATCATGGTAACTTTCAAGAGGGTGAACGTAACCTATGGCTTTTTAAGGTAGCAGTATGCATGTGTGAGTATGGTGTGGATGAGAGAATGGCGAAAGAGTACCTGCTTCAATATCAGCAACCTGGCTTTGAGGCCTATGAAATCAATAACACTGTGGCTAATGCCTACAGAAGGGGTGCATTTGGTACCAAATACTTTGAGGATAAGAGCACAGTGGACAGGGTGAAGGTAAAGCTAAGAGATGGGATCAATAAAGAGGATATCAAGAGGCAGTTAGGAGTGGATGAGAATATCATCCAAAGTGTACAAAAAGATGTTCAGAACATTGATGACAAGTTCTGGGAAGGTGAAGGTAACAAAATGAAGATAGTGCCAATGGACTTTGCTAGGTTCCTTCATAAGCATGGCTTTGCTAAGTACTATCCTGAAAGCAGTAAGAAACCTACCTTTGTATACATCCAGGAGAATAAAGTAAACGAAAGCGGTACCGAGCTCATTAAGGACTTTGTGCTTAACTACCTCAAATCACAGGGTGAACTTGATGTTTACAACCATTGTGCAAAGTCAACAAATCTGTTTACCGAAAACTATCTTAATATGCTAGATAGTATTGACATGAAGATATTGCAGGATGATAGAAATGTATCTTATATCCCTTTCCTTAATGGAGTGGTTAGGATAACTAAGAAAAGCATTGACCTATTGAGCTACATTGATATTGATGGCTACATTTGGTCCGGTCAAATAATCAACAGAAATTATACCTCAATCGCGATTCACGATAACAACTTCAAAGATTTCATTCATAAGGTATCAGCTCAAGATGATGTGAGGATACAAGCCATGGAGACCACACTGGGGTACCTGCTTCACACCTTCAAAGATAAAACAGATCAGAAGGCGATTATTTTCAATGATCAAGAGATTGATGATAACCCCAACGGAGGTAGTGGTAAGAGCTTAGTGTTGACTGCATTGAGTAATATCCGCAAAGTCATTAAGATAGACGGTAAGGCCTTCAATCCTGGTAAGAGTGATTTCGTGTACCAACGTGTTAACCTGGATACTCAAGTGCTTGCCTTTGATGATGTTAAAAAGAACTTCGATTTTGAGCAGTTATTCTCATTAATCACTGAGGGTATCCCTGTCAATCGCAAGAATAAAGATGAGATCTATATCCCTTTTGAACGTTCACCCAAGATAGTGATAACCACTAACTATGTGATAGCAGGAGCGGGTACCTCACATGACCGTAGAAGACACGAAATAGAGTTCTTTCAGTACTTCAACTCACAGCGTAACCCAGTGCAAGAGTATGGCCGGCTATTATTTGATGAGTGGACTGCTGACGAATGGAGTGCATTTGATAACTACATGCTGAATAACTTGCAAATGTACCTGCAGATAGGGTTAATGAAGTCTAAGAGTATCAATGCGGATGCGAAGCGATTTATTCAGGCTACATGTAAAGAGTTCTATGACTTTGCTATTGACGGTAATATATCGGCTAACATTAGACACTACAATAAGAGCAGTCTGGAGGCCTTCCAAAATGACACAAACGCATTCAAAGACCTTGATAGCAAAAAGTACTTGAGATGGGTGGCATCTTGGGCTACTTACAAAGGCTATATCATGAGCAAAGATAGAGACCAACATGGCAGATACTTTGAGCTCAAGCTTCCAAGCACTGACCCGAATGATTTTAATAATATAAAACCAACAAATGAAGCACCTTTTTAATTTAGCTGTAGTGATGCTGCTAGCATCCTGCAAGAGCTCACAGAAATGTGATGCGTATGGATATATAGAAGTAGGTAGGTATGACTATATCCAGGTAATAGGTTACACTGATACTGTACCTACCTATGGCAATTCATTTATCCAACTTCCTAAGGGAGAGTATGACTTGAAAGTATGGAAGGATAAAGAGGAGTATTTGCTTAAAATTAAACTATGAAAAAAGAGTATAAGGCACTGCTTCATGAGCTAAAACTGCAACGCTATGCCATTACTCACCCAAATTTTCCACCTGATTATATACCGAAAACTATGTACAAAGATTCTACAGCAAACGGATTGACAAGAGCCATCTGTGATTTTATAAACTATCAAGGATACCAGGCTGAACGCATTAACACAATGGGAACAGCAAGAGAAAAAAAGACCACAGCAGGCAAGGTGATTGGTGTCACCTGGACAAAAGGCACAAGCACAGCAGGAAGTGCCGATATATCTGCTACCATTAAGGGCCGCTCAGTTAAGATAGAAGTAAAGATAGGTAAGGATAGGCAGTCTGAAGCTCAGAAGAGGTACCAGGAGAATATAGAGAAGGCAGGAGGTATCTACATTATAGCTAAGGATTTTGATAGTTTTGTGGAATGGTATAATCAATTCATTGAATCATGCAGTTAGATACTGATATCCTGGATAGAATGATGGATGAACTATCATTTACTCCTGAACAGCTCAGAGAACTTGAAATGATATTCTGGATAAGTTCAGAGTATGAATATGAGAATAGCCATTATGATGGATTTGCAGTTAATAAGAGCCCATTACTAAAAGGGGATACAATATATTTTTGTACTGAGTATAAATTCTTACTAAATTTTTTAGATTTTTTACCTTTGTGAATATATAATTTGTATATTTGTAGAAATTAACACCTTAAAATTATGACAACAAGGAAAACAGCTCAAGCTGAAGAGCCAAAAACAGCACTAAATATCTATCAAAAATTGCACTGTGCTAAGCAGTCAATGGGTAAAGTCATTAAGAATGCTACTAATCCCCATTTCAAACGTAGTTACGCTGATATTAACTCTATCATTGAGACCGTTGAGCCTATCCTAATGGACTGCGGACTAATCTTAATGCAGCCGGTTATTGATAACAAGGTAATCAGTAGAATAATTGACATTGAAACAGGTGAGAATGTAGAGAGTTCACTTGAATTACCTGCTATTTTAGATCCTCAGAAGCTACTTAGCTGCATTACTTACTTCCGTAGAGGTACACTAGTTAGTTTACTTTCACTGCAGGCAGTAGATGATGATGGTGAGACTGCAAGCAAGGCACCTAAGGCAAAGCCTACATTAGACGGTGAGAGATGGGACAAGGCACTGGCAGCAGTTAAGAATGGTAAATTCACTCCTGAGCAGATTAAAGAGATGTACAACCTAACTAAAGAGCAGGAGGCACAGCTATGAAGTTCAGAGCATCATCACTAGGCAAATTAATGACCTCCTCCAGGACTAAGGGGGAGGCATTGAGTCAAACAGCTAAGAGTTACATCATCCAGAAAGCAAAAGAGGATTTCTTTGAATATAGGAGTGAGCTCAATAATAAGTACATCACTAAGGGATTAGCACAGGAGCAGGATAGTATTGACCTACTTAACTTGGTTAGGC